TTCCATTGACAAGTTCGTTCTGTGCGCCCACGCCGACGAGCTGGATAAGTCCTCCAGGCATTACTATTGTGATTAGACAAGATACGGTTGAATGCCGGGGTACGCAGGCGTGTACGAGAGCGTACCGCCGGAAACCACATTCTGGGGCTTGCAGCACAGAGAGGTGAACACACGACCGAGCGTGTCTCCATAGTAGTTGTTGCGCCCCGGAGCACTGACGAACTTGTTGTACTGGTCCTGTCCGTTGCCCAGAACCGAGGTGTACATCGCATTCGTCCGGCGCTTCTGGGGAGGAGACGCAACAGCGATCGACTTGGCAATCACTCGGCGCTTATACTGGGTGATATAGTCCTGCGTATTATTGACCTGCATTGTAGTTTACGCAGAGAAAAGTCTAATCTATCAATGAAGTTTGTTCTGGTCAGCACTCACGTTGATCAGACGACGGGCTACTCGAAGGTTGTGGTCAATCTTCTTAAGCAGCTGACGACACTGGCACCTGCCGTGAAGACCTACCACTTTGGGTTTCAGCGTCATCCCAAGCGCGAGTCTATCCGCAAGGTTCCCGCCGGTGTCATCGCTTACGATGCCGCAGCCAATGAGGATCCGCGCGAGGATGGTTTCGGATTCAACAAGATCCACGAGTATCTGGAGATGGTGAATCCTGACGTCGTCATGATCTACAATGATCCCCTCATCATTCACAAGTTCATCGATTCTATGAAGTACAAGAAGGATGAGTCTCCCTACAAGCTCTGGCTCTATGTCGATCAGGTCTATCATGGAATCGCTCAGCCTCTGATGGATGTCCTCAACAAGAACGCCCATCGGATCTACTGCTTCACGAAGTCGTGGGCCAAGGTGTATGCCGAGTATGGGACGGGTCCGGAGATCAGTGTTATGGAGCATGCGGTTGACCCCACGATCTTTCGCAGGATTCCCGAGGTTGCTCGTCAGGCTGCGCGTGCTCGGATGAATGTTGGACCCGATGCGATCATTATGATGAATGCGAATCGGAATAGCTCTCGCAAGCGCCAGGATCTTTCGATCATGGGGTTTGTGGAGTTGATCAAGCGGGATCCCTCGAAGCCGTACTACCTGCTCTTTGTGACCAGCCTCAATGTTCAGCAGGGGGCCTACTACGATCTGGCTCGTATTTACCAAACCGAGCTTCGTCGCCAGGGTCTTGAAATCGAGGAGTTTGGAAAGCGTCTGATGATCGTGGACACGGGTGACAATAATGCCAAGGCTGTCACCGATGACATCATCAATGATCTGTACAATGCCTGTAATATCGGTATTAACACCTCTGACGGCGAGGGCTTCGGACTGTGTCAGATTGAGCATCTGTACACGGGTGCCCCCCAGATCGTGACCGACACCGGCAGCTATCGTTCGTTTCTGGATGACTCTGTTGCCGAGTTTATTGCACCCTCGGGACGTATGTATATGGCCGGTTCGATGCCTCTAGGATTCTGGATACCGACGTTTACAGCGGAGAGTGTTGCCGACGCGATGGAGTCCGCAATTCAGAATCTTCCAGACCGGGAGTTGAAGGCGGCGAGGTACTCCTTCAAGACCTGGGACACAGTCTGTGCTGGATTTCTCAAGGATGTCAAAGCAGAAATCGGATCGAAGTCGAATTAACCATCTCACCCATCCGTAACAGTCGCTTATTGTCATCCCAGGCCGGACCATCAAAGACCTCCTTCGTGTCCGGATCAATGATCAGAGACAGACCCTTGATCAGAACCTTCTGAAGTCGGCGGTGCTTCCGAGTGGTGTTACGCAGAATTGTCGCATCTGTGTCCTCGTTCTTGATGTTCGGCTTGAAGGCCAGATCCTCGCCCGTGGTTGTACTATCAAAACGCATACAAGAGACAACGGGCTTCTCACGTGCATGGAGTTTACGATGGATCTCGCAATCAATCGCCGACTCTTTCAGAAGAAGACCTATCTTCTGACTGATTCGCTCTTTCTCGTAGGATGTCTCATACAGATACTCGTCGGTCGACATGAAGGCCTCGACCGCCTGCCCCTCGTACCGACGGATCGAGGTGTCGTTACGACGGATCGCGACGATGTTCGGAAACTCAGCTGACTTGGACTGCTCATCCGTGAAGACCGAGACGTAGAAGCTGATCTTCACCGTCCGCTCCTCCATCGGGAGAGTGGCGTGAGAGCAAATACGAATCGCACGACCAATGACCTGATCGTGACGCGCGGGTGTCCAGTGGGGTTCCATGATGTGAACGTGACGGGTGTTTGCCAAACTAATACCCTCGGCGCCCGTGCTTGTCGCCATCAGCAAGGACAGGATCTTCTTGCCGCGCTTCTCCACACTCTCCTTCAGTGAGGCAGGGAAGTTCTTGCTGTACTTGTCATTGAAGATCTGAAGAATCAGATTACGCTCATCCACGTTCTCGTCGCCCGTGTAAAAGGTGTACGAGGGCTTATCTTCCATATCCGGGCTCTCGACCCACTGACCCGCCTGCTTCACAATCTTATATTCCTGCCATCCTGCAGCATCTAAGATTGCCGCAAAGACACCCAGACCTTCCAGAGACCGATACTGAGAATAGACGAACTGATTCTTGTCGCCCGTCGCCTTCACGTTCTGCAGCATCTTCAGTAACTTAGGACTGAAAGATTCCAGGGCCTTCTCCGACAGAAAGCGCTCAGGATTAGCCCTGAGACGCTTGAGGATCTCTTCCTTGTCGGGCACCTCGGTTTCCTTGAGCACGCCGTTGTATTCTTTCGTCACGGACTTGGTCAACTCCCTCAGATCGGGAGGAATGATGTAGTTACAGGCCAGACGAGAGGGAACACGATAGGTTCCAAGATCGTCGTCCAGAGACGAGCGATTGCGACGAGAATCGATCTTCATCTCCATCCACCGTACCTCAAGGTAGCGGGTGAACTGCTCTGCAGACATCGCGATCTTCTCGAGCATGTGCTCATCGTCCACCCGACGAGGAATGAGGCGCTCATCGGCACCCTTGAAGTACGAGACCAGACCCTGAATACGCCGACGAAACATCATGGGGTTCTTGATATTCAGACCATCGAGGAACAGAGCGGCAAACTCCTCGTAATCGGTCGGTAAGCAGCTGAACTCCTCGGTGGTCACGCGCTCAGAGGCGATCTCGGCACCACCGACCTCGGTCTCGATCTTGGACTTGATCGAGGCAACCCAATCAATCGCCTGAGGAATGAAGGCCATGTCCTTCATGTACTGAACGGCAATCCGATCGCCGTTTCCATTGAAGGTCGAGCGGAACTGCGGAGGATTACGAGTCACCATGACGTACTTCTTCAGGGCATTGAACTCGATCGTGTCTGTCTCCGGAAGCTGACGGAAGGCCTTGGAAATCCGCTCCTCATCCCAGGCGGCAATAGACTTGAAGGGAATAACGATGCGCTCAATCGGACCCCGCAGAAGATTCATGAGATACGCAATCTCATTCGGACGATTGATGACCGGCGTTCCCGAGAGAGCCACAACCTTGCAACGCTTGGCCCGGTAGATCGAATCGTACAGCTTTACACCGCTCTCGGATTCGTTGATGACGCGCGAGATGAGGTTATGGACCTCATCGATGATGACCACACTGTCGTCGTACATACCCGGCTGAATGTACTTGTCAATATTGTTCTTGCTCAGACCATTGTACTTGATGATATTGAACCGATTCTCGATGAGATCCTTGATCTGCTCGCGGATGAGCGCCTGGGTATTCTTGGGCTGAGCAGCAAAGTTCGGGTCGCCACCAGGAACTGTGGTGAAAAAGCGCTGGTGCTTGTCCAGGAACTTATCGGAGATTCCCAGCTTCTTCGCTTGTTCCCGATTATCGGGATTCAGGCGGTTCTCGACCCAGTTCTGCTCAACAGCGTAGACAGCATCACCGCACTTCAGAATCTCCTCAAGATAGTTCTCTTCCAGCGAGGCAGGGACCATGATGTAGACCTTCGAGGTCGAGAGCAGAGACTCGGCCACGCCGATGGACGAACAGGTCTTGCCCGAACCGAGTCCGTGGTAGACAAGAATACCGCGATAGGGTGTCTCGATCTTCAGATAATCACGGATGATCTTCTGATACGGAAAAAGCTCACGGGTGTTCCCGGAGGTCTGCTTCCAGCAGAGATCCACATCCTTATCCTCCTCGGACAGCGGGTCCTTGTCCTTCTCCCTGTACTTCATGAAGACACGTGTGATGGCATCGGCAAATGCCTTCCGATTGGGAAGGACGTACGCCCGACTCATTGTCTTTCCCGCCGAAACATTTGCGTTG